ATGTCTTTGTGTCAATAAGTCCAACAACAATGCCAATGTGTGAAATGCGGTCAATGCCGTCATGCGGAAAGTCCATGAAAGCCAAATAACCAAGCTGCGGCATAGTTGACCAGCGTTGCATTTCCTTAAATTTATGTGCGCCAACAGCTGTACCGACAACGCTGTGCATTTTGACACCAGCTTGTGCAGCACACCAATTGACAAACGAACCGCACCAGGGCAAACCGTCTGCCTTTGTAAATTTGCCGTACTTTGTGAGGTTGTTGCCTTCCTCAATTGTGCCAATTTCAGCTGCGGCGACTTCAATAAGCCTGGCATTTGTGCCGTCAGGATAAATCACGACAACAACAGTTTCGCTTCGTCGTCAGTAATTCCCAATTTGGCAAACAATGCAGCCTTTTGAGATGCAAGAGCAATTTTCTCTGCTTCAATCTCAGCCAAATAAATGGTGGATTTTGCAAAATCCAATGCTTGTTGTTCCAATTGACTTTTTGTTAAATCTCTAATTTCAGTTTTGTTTGTTTCACAGTTGATTTCTATGTGCTTCATTATGCAACTCCCCAAAGTTGAAATTCGTTTCCGTCTCCTGAACTACAGGTAATTGTGCCAGAAGCCAAAGTAATGTCGATAGATGAAATGTTAGTTGTGGATTTATAAATGCCACTTCCAAAAAATGCCGATTGTACTGAGGCTGTATTTCCAGTGGCTGTGAATGTGTAAGGTTTATAACCGCCACCATTGCAACCATCTATAAACAAACCAATAGCCGTTCTATCCATACCCGTTTGAGTTCCCGCATAGAAATTAGCGATAATTTCATTAGCAGCACCGCTTTGATTTCTCTTGCCGTCAGATGATCTTGCAATAGTTCCAGTAACATAATTTGCTGCTGAGTCAGCATTTAATCTAAAATAAACTTGAATTCCTGTTGTATTTGCAAACCAGTTTGGACAGGCAAAAAATAGTTTTTTGTAGCCACTTAAACCTGTAAAACTTACGCTGCTAACTGCCGATACAGATTGACCTGAAATTAAAACCCAATTGTCTGCACCGCTTGCTGGTGTTGCCCATTTCATTCCAGTTGCTTCGGCTGAGTCTGCCGTTAAAACTGTGTTGTTTGCCCCAATACCCAAACGTGCGTCCACCGTTGTGAAAGTAAATAGATCGCCTTTAGTTGTTAGCGGTGTTACGTCTGACGTTGTTGTCCATGCAGGTACGCCGCCTGAGACTGCTAAAACCTGACCAGTTGTGCCAATTGGCAAACGTGTGTTGGTGTTTGCAGTTGCTGATGAATAAGCAATGTCGCCAAGCGTTGTGCCTGGTTGCAATGCCTTTAGTCGTGTGTCAACGCCTTGCAATGCGACGTCAAAATCAGCAGGCAAATCCGTGACTAAATCGGTTGCCGTGGGTAAAACAAAACCATAGTTCGTTGTTGGATTTGCCACTTTGTCTCCTTGTCTAAGCGACTATTGTCGCATACTGCCATTCTAGGGTCGGCGACACGCTGTTGTATGTCTCCGTTATTGGTACGTCATTCCAGCGCATTGCCTGCAAGCTGTATGCCAATGGTGACAACAGCAAAGTTACGGACAAACGGTTATAGGACGCTTGAAACGACCAGCCTTCGACAAAGCCTTGAAACGCACCGCTGCTCATGTTAAGGGGCAGATTATCTAGTGCTATTGCCTCGCCCATGAATACGTTAATAAGGTTGTCACGATCTGAGTTGTCAATCTCAGGATTAGTCAGGTCGAAGGTAATTGCACTAAAAATAGGCTCAGGATTAGCGCGCAATTGTAAATAAAAGGCAGCTTGTGAGGTGGCGTCTGCACCGTCATGCAAAGTAGTTGTAATGATTTGAGCAAGGTTGCCGTAAGTCGCAATTGAGGTTGCATCACTAGCTGACACGTCACTTGTTGAGTTGGCACCGTACTTAATCGTTATGGCATTGCGTACGTCGCCACCGCGTGTGTCAATACGCAAACCTGCTGCCCTTGCATGGTTGGCGTCAAGATCAACGTAGCCATTCGCTGCTAGGTAAGTCGTACGGTGTGTGCTGTCGGCATAGCCAATGCGCCCTTGTGCGTCCTCGTAGATGTAGCCAAGACCAGACGTTGCCAATGCTGATACAAGGCTGTAAGCGTCAATTGGGTCAGCAGACCCACCCCGAGCTGCAAGGTCATAATTACCTGGGCGGTCGATTTCACCAAGTCCAGTATTGCCTGCGTTTGCCCAAGTTTCTGTCGGGTCGTAAGTTGCCCACGTTAATGCACCAGGGACTTGCGCCCAGCTTGAAAATAGAATTCCTGACAACACGTCAAAAATCTGATCACCGTCAAAGTCGCGTGGCAATGCGTCTGTAAAAATGAACTTAGGCAAACGAGATAATGCGCCAAGTGCTGTGATGCTATAAGTCTGGGTAAACATTGTGCTACCTACGTCGCGCACCTCTAACCCAATGTCTACGACGTTGCCGCCAAAGATAGGAACATAAACACCCGCTGTGTCTTTAACCGAGACACCTATTGTGCTGTTAATGCTGACAGGTATTGCCGTTTGATTGACGTCGAGCAGCTCTAGGTTGACGTACCCTGCCTGTGCCTGCTCATAAATGTTTGTGCGACCTGATCTGATTGTGAGGTTAGCCAAAACAGCGGTTGTGTAGGCAACGCCGTCGATTTCTACTTTCCAGACTGGCGACCACTGCGTCATGCTAGTTGCAGGTTAGTTGCGCCGCCTGTGCCGCGATAGAAGCTGTTATTTAATGTGTCAACAATTGTGCGAGCTGTGCCCTCTTTATCAAACGCACCTGTGACGCTGAGGTTGATCGTCGTGCCCATGCTTGCTGCCTCGCCCTGACGAAAACGACCAGCGTTAAATGAGCCTGAAACGACGTTGCTTGCTGCGGTTGCAGCCACGGCAGCTGCGGTTGCAATACCTCCACCGCCTGTGCCACCGCCTGTGCCACCGCCTCCAGTAATGCCAGTTGGCACGGTTACCGTTGGTGTTGATGAAAGCGAACCTGTCGACATGCTGAAATTGCCAAGCGCGCCAGTTGAGGTAGACCCACTGCCGATCTTGTTAATTGGCGCAATGTCTGCACCTGGCTTAATTAAATTAAAACCCTTGATTGCAATGTTGATTAAGTCAATTGCGGTGTTGATTAGACCTTTCAACGCACCTACAACGTTTGCCATGATGTTTAACACGACGTTTGCAATGTCACCAATCAAGCCAAAAGCTGTGCCAATGACTTTGCCGATAATAGGGGCAGCAAATTTGACCACGTCAAAAAAGGCTTGAAACTCGTCTTTGTTTTCAATAAGTGTTGCTTTGACTTTATCAAAAGTTGACTTCATTGCATTAAAAATTGGTGTTACTAAGTTTTTAATTACACCAGCAACGTCGCTAATAATTTTGCCAAAGCCGTCGCCACTTGTCAGGCTAAATGCGCCGCTAAAGGCGTTAATTGCTGGCAGTGCATTTTCGTTAATGAACTTTAATAGTTTGTCAAGGATTGGCAATAAGGCTGTGCCTACGGCTTCTTTTGCTTCATTAAATGCAACCTGTACGCGTGCGATCTGACCAGCATAAGTACCTGCGTTTGCAGCTGCCGCACCACCAAATAAGTCTGTCAGCTTGCCCTGTACGTCAGTAAATGTCATTGTCTTTAATTCGGCAGCTGAAAGTCCAATGCCTAATTTGCCAAGTGCAGCTGTGTTACCGTCAAAACCCTTGCTCAACGCGGCTGCAACGGTTTCTAATGGCTTGCCAGTTGCTGTGGAAACGTCTAAAGCAAGTGCCAGTAATTCTTGTGCTTTTGCCGTATCAGAAGTACTGCGAACCAACCTTGCCAAACTCGGACGCAAATCGTCGTCGGCAACCCCTGACGCCAAAGACATTTGCAGGATTGCTTGCTCAGTGGCAGCGATCTGACCTTTTGTTGCACCTGTTGCATTTTCCAACGCAAGTGCTAATTGTGTTTGTGCCTTTTCATCAGCTATTGCAGCCTTGACGCTGTCAATGCCAATGGCAATTGCGGCTGCACCAGCAGCTGCCGCAGCTGCGGCAAATGCTTTTCCAATTGCTATGCCAGCCTTGCCAACCCTGTCACCAAATGAGTCAACGTCGCCTGTAGCTGTTTTGAGCGATTTGTTAAGACCGTCAACGTCACCGAGTATGGAGAGTTTAAGCGTACGACTTCCAGCCATTAGTCATACTCCTTTACAATTTTTGTAAATGCTTGTTCCCACTGGTCTACAATGTAAGGCTGTACGGCGCGCAATGTTGGATAGATAAACCAACCGCGCGACCCTCGACCTTCACGCCCTGACCAAACAGGAAATTGCTTTTTCTTATTTGAGCCAAACTCAGCACCGCCCCAAAGCTGCTGGGTTGTACCGCCACCGCTTAATTTTTGCCCTGCAAAACCAAAACTAATTTCACCAATCTTTGATGATTTAGAAACTTTTGCACCAGCTGCAACGCGATCATCTAGGCGGTTATTTGTTCGACCTGCTGCGTCTACAATCTTGCCCTTTACATAATCTGCCAATGCTGAGCTTGCTTTTTTTGTTTGCGCAATAGCTTGCTCGTCCATTGCCTTGAATGACCGAGTAATAGCGCGCAGCTCAGCCTTGTCATAACTGATCGCGTCCTTAGCCATTTGCGCGCCTTTCCAAAATCTCGATCACGGTTAAAATGTCCTCTGCTGTCTCAAAAACGTCTGGGTGTAACCCTGTTGCCAGAGCTACCTCCCAAACTATTCTGCTAAGGCTTCCGACTGCGTAGCTTTTGGGTTTGCCTCACCGACCGTGACCTCTGCGATTGTCTCAGTCCAAATGTCAAGCGGCTTAACAGGTTTGCCTGCGGCTGCACGTTTCATAGCGTGATAGGCAAGAAATACTAGATCAGCAATGCCGATCTTTTCCTGTGCCTGGCTAATCGTGTGACCTGTTTGCTTTTCCCATTTAACCCACTCAGGCGGCGCAGCTGTGTAAGTGATCTGCGTGCCGTCGTTGTATTCAATTGTGATTGGTAGCTTCATTTTGTCTCCCGATTGTTAGTGATTTATGAGAAGTTTTCGGTTGGTGTACCGACAACAACAAATGATAGATCAACGGTCTGTGCATCTGGTGCAGCACCGCCGACACTTGGGAATACTGGCATGACGTTAAATGTGTAAACCGCACCTGTTGTAGCTGTCAATGAAACTGCTAAAACTGTGTTTGGCGCTGTTTCGCAAGCTGTCCACAATGACTCACAAAGTGATGAGGCGACGCCCCAGTCTGCAAGCATTGTCATGTCAAATGTCCACTGATCGTCAATGTGCTTGTAAGCCTTGCCGTCAAGTGTTTGGTATGTCTCTACTGTTGAGTCCACAGAAAGCACTGCGCTGGTCGCCTGTGCGTCGTAGTTAACTGTTGCAATGGTCACGACTAAATCGCGACCAGTGATGATTGTCGTTGGCATTTTGTCTCCTAGTTAGTTTGTGTGTAATAAGTCGAAACGTTAATGTCTGCCACCAGCATTGGACTTTGTCCTACTTCCAACACGGTCGGCTTTTCAATAACGCCAACGACGTATCCTGCTGGCATTGCAGCAAGAATTCCGATTATGAGCTGTTCTAAATTGTCTAATGAGCCTGCATTGCTGTTGCTCGCGACAATTGCTGTAATTGCAAAATTAAGCTTGACCTGTGTTTTTGATTTGCCGATCAAGACAACTTCCATGTATGGCGAGTCTGGCACTACCACAATGGCAGGCGGTATTGGTGACTCTGGCACGCTTGGGTAAACGTTGGCAGATAGCGCGCTAAAGGCTGTCGCTAAGGCTGATCGTGTTTCGGCAATTGAGTTTGCTGGCATTTATTGACACACTGTCTCAGCGTCCAGGTAAGGCATAAGCAACGTGCTGACGCGGTTGGTCAAGCTGCGACCCATACGGTACGGCGAGCTTGTAAAATCAACACCCTCGATCTGACCACCAGCTGCAACGCGTGATTGAAAGACCTCAACGCTTACAGCCAAAATTGCTGACTCAATTGCTGGCGTGGCTGCATAAATTTGAGCAGCTGAGTAACCAGACAATGTCGCTTTGCCGTTTGGCACAATTGGACGCATTGTTACGTCTGCGTTTGTCAATGCTGCCGTAAAGTAATAAGGCGCACTGTCAACAACCGTAAATGTTGCGGTAAATGGTGCAGGCAATCCTGTGACAACAATTGACTGACCTGTTACAAAGTAATGCTCACGGACTGTAAAAAATGACGCTACGTTATCTTTGAGTTTGTAAGCGTCAATGCCTGAGACATTTGCAACAAGCATAGGCAAAATGACGTCCTCGCTCGTGTTAATAATCTCATCTAAATAAGCGTCGCTGTAAAGTGAAACGGACACGCCAAGCACCGTGCGCAACTGACTAGCTGTGACAATGGCTGGCATGTCCGTTTCCTTTCGACTGCTGCGGCGACCTCGGGAGAAATCGCCGCATGATTAGTGGGTTCTTATCAGGTCTTGTTGATACCAAACGCGCCTGCACCGATCTTGGTTGCAATTGCGCCGTAACCGTATACAGATACTGCGATTTGACCTGACGCGATTACGTCTGCACGCAAGCGGTATGTTGGTGACTCGTACCATGTGTAAGCACTTGGGTTGATGATTAGCATTGAGTCATCTTTGTCAGTGTCATTTGCTGACGGTACGTTGGCTGTCACAAATAAATCTAGACCAGCGACATTGCCACGGATACTGTCGGGACGCACGACGCCGCCACTATTGCTCGGATTTGACGCCATGTAAATTGGACGACCTGAGTCGTTAAGTGTCATCAGGTTTGCCCACTG